CGCCTATTTCATGTATAAATATATGATATATATAGATATTCATGGAAAATTTCAGACTGAAATTCCCACGATTTCACGCCTGTTTTACTTGCCCCCCTCCCCCGCACAAAAAATTTAAAAAATTACTTTTAGCGAGAAAGTCAACAAGTGACTTTCAATAAAATCTCTTCCGAAAAGGGATTCACACAAGTGCCTTGTGTTTAAGGAAGAGTAAATTGAGTAACTTACGCGAATACCAGAATCGTATTGCAGATATCGCAAAACGCTCTAAAGCTGTGCTTGGCTGGGCAAGCACTGCGCAGTTCGGTACTGATAACCAATTCATTAAAGATGATGCCGCGCGTGCCGCATCTATCCTTGAAGCTGCACGTAAAGACCCGGTTTTTGCGGGTATCTCTGATAATGCCACCGCTCAAATCGCTACAGCGTGGGCAAGTGCACTGGCTGACTACGCCGCAGCACATAAATCTATGCCGCGTCCGGAAATTCTGGCCTCCTGCCACCAGACGCTGGAAAACTGCCTGATTGAGTCCACCCGCAATAGCATGGATGCCACTAATAAAGCGATGCTGGAATCCGTCGCAGCAGAGATGATGAGCGTTTCTGACGGTGTTATGCGTCTGCCTTTATTCCTCGCGATGATCCTGCCTGTTCAGTTGGGGGCAGCTACCGCTGATGCGTGTACCTTCATTCCGGTTACGCGTGACCAGTCCGACATCTATGAAGTCTTTAACGTGGCAGGTTCCTCTTTTGGTTCTTATGCTGCTGGTGATGTTCTGGACATGCAATCCGTCGGTGTGTACAGCCAGTTACGCCGCCGCTATGTGCTGGTGGCAAGCTCCGATGGCACCAGCAAAACCGCAACCTTCAAGATGGAAGACTTCGAAGGCCAGAATGTACCAATCCGAAAAGGTCGCACTAATATCTACGTTAACCGTATTAAGTCTGTTGTTGATAACGGTTCCGGCAGCCTACTTCACTCGTTTACTAATGCTGCTGGTGAGCAAATCACTGTTACCTGCTCTCTGAACTACAACATTGGTCAGATTGCCCTGTCGTTCTCCAAAGCGCCGGATAAAGGCACTGAGATCGCAATTGAGACGGAAATCAATATTGAAGCCGCTCCTGAGCTGATCCCGCTGATCAACCACGAAATGAAGAAATACACCCTGTTCCCAAGCCAGTTCGTTATCGCGGCTGAGCACACGGTACAGGCGGCGTATGAAGCACAGCGTGAATTTGGTCTGGACCTGGGTTCCCTACAGTTCCGCACCCTGAAGGAATACCTGTCTCATGAACAGGATATGCTGCGTCTTCGCATCATGATCTGGCGTACTCTTGCGACCGACACCTTTGACATCGCTCTGCCGGTTAACCAGTCCTTTGATGTATGGGCAACCATCATTCGTGGCAAATTCCAGACTGTATATCGCGACATTATTGAGCGCGTTAAATCTTCTGGTGCGATGGGGATGTTTGCTGGTGCTGATGCAGCATCTTTCTTCAAACAGTTGCCGAAGGATTTCTTCCAGCCAGCCGAAGACTATATCCAGACTCCGTATGTTCACTACATCGGTACCCTGTTCGGTAACGTGAAAGTGTACGAAGTACCTGCTGGTATTTGTAAGAACTTAACGACAGAGAACATTCAGTTCAGCTCGATGGATGTGCTGTGCTACGTCCGTGATGAAAATCCGGGTAAAGCAGGCTTCGTGACTGGTGATGCTGTCCCGGCCATCCCGTTCCAGCATCCGACCACTCCGGCGCTGGTCAACCGTACCACGCTGTGGGGTTCGGCTATCAACGATATGCACCCACGCAACGGCGCTGATTACTTCACTCGTGTAACGCTGACAATGGCCAAAAAAGGCGGGCTTAACTTCATTAGCGGCGACACGATTGATGCCGGTGACTCTGAGTAATCAGGGGAAGTTCTCCGTTTAACATAGCGCCCCCGTGCGGGGCGCATAACAGGGAAAGTTATGTCTCAATATTCAATTCAACAGTCATTAGGTAATGCATCCGGCGTCGCGGTTAGCCCGATCAATGCCGATGCGACGTTATCTACCGGTGTTGCATTAAATAGCAGCTTATGGGCTGGTATTGGCGTATTTGCGCGTGGCAAGCCGTTTACTGTTCTTGCGGTTACTGAGTCCAATTACGAAGATGTTCTCGGCGAACCGCTGAAGCCGTCTTCCGGCTCACAGTTCGAACCAATTCGCCATGTATACGAAGCTATTCAGCAAACGTCTGGTTATGTTGTTCGCGCTGTTCCGGATGATGCGAAGTTCCCGATTATTATGTTCGATGAATCAGGCGAACCGGCTTACAGTGCGTTGCCATACGGTTCTGAAATTGAACTTGATAGTGGCGAAGCCTTTGCTATCTACGTTGATGATGGTGATCCGTGTATTTCACCTACCCGTGAGTTAACCATCGAAACGGCAACAGCGGACAGCGCGGGTAATGAACGCTTCCTCTTAAAACTGACCCAGACGACTTCGCTCGGCGTGGTAACGACCCTGGAGACACACACTGTGTCTTTGGCGGAAGAAGCGAAAGATGACATGGGCCGCTTGTGTTATCTGCCTACGGCTCTGGAAGCCCGTTCTAAATATCTGCGCGCGGTTGTTAATGAAGAGCTGATTTCGACAGCGAAAGTAACAAACAAAAAATCGTTGGCGTTCACTGGCGGTACCAACGGCGATCAGTCGAAAATCTCAACCGCTGCGTACCTGCGTGCGGTTAAAGTGCTGAATAATGCGCCGTACATGTACACCGCTGTTCTTGGCCTGGGCTGCTATGACAATGCGGCTATCACCGCATTAGGTAAAATCTGTGCAGATCGCCTGATTGATGGCTTCTTTGATGTCAAACCGACATTGACGTACACGGAAGCGATCTCTGCTGTTGAAGATACCGGTTTACTTGGTACCGATTATGTAAGCTGTGCTGTCTATCACTACCCGTTCTCCTGCAAAGACAAATGGACCCAATCCCGTGTGGTCTTTGGTCTGTCTGGCGTGGCGTATGCGGCGAAAGCTCGTGGCGTCAAGAAAAACTCTGATGTCGGCGGTTGGCATTACTCACCGGCTGGTGAAGAACGTGCCGTCATTGCTCGTGCGTCAATTCAACCGCTGTATCCGGAAGATACCCCGGACGAAGAAGCAATGGTCAAGGGCCGTCTCAATAAAGTATCTGTTGGCACCTCTGGCCAGATGATCATCGACGATGCTTTAACTTGCTGCACGCAGGATAACTATCTGCACTTCCAGCACGTCCCATCCCTGATGAATGCAATCAGCCGTTTCTTTGTCCAGTTAGCCCGACAGATGAAGCATAGCCCGGACGGTATTACTGCGGCTGGCCTGACTAAAGGGATGACCAAACTTTTAGATCGCTTTGTCGCCTCCGGCGCTCTGGTGGCTCCTCGTGATCCTGATGCTGACGGTACAGAACCGTATGTGCTGAAAGTTACGCAGGCGGAATTCGATAAATGGGAAGTAGTCTGGGCCTGCTGCCCGACTGGCGTAGCCCGTCGTATCCAGGGCGTACCGCTGCTTATTAAGTAAGGGAATACAATGAGCAAAAACTTTTTTCAATCCGGGGCATTTTTGGGGAATGGACTGTCTCGTTTCGCTTTGAACTCTGATCCTGTGCAGCTGATGGAGTCTGCCCGAGCAAGCGCTGAACCGCCAACAGATCCGGTTATTAATAATAATCCGGAACCGGCGGCACAGACTAACGATAACGTTCCATCTGCCCAGGCTCCTGAGCAAATCCTGGAAGGGAAAGACGGTAAAGAATGGACCGTCGAACAGGCGCACCAGATGATTCTGGAAGCTGCAAATCGAAGTGCTATGCAAAATGCGTTGAGTGATGCGGCCGACGCCGTTTTCGCCTGGGCTGATAGCGGTGATCTGACTTTCGACTCCCTTGATGGTTTCGTTCAGGCTATCGCTGGTATCTCTGATGACGACGACTCCGAAGTTACAGAAGAACAGGACGATGCCTATAACGAAGCATGGGCAAATGTTGCTGACTTCCTCGCAGCATGCGGTGTAGATGATGACCTGATCGAAGCACTGGCTGACGATGAAGACGACGACGCAGCTGCTGATGTTGGTGCCTCTATCGCTGGTTTAGATAGCGACGACCGCGACGAACTGGAAGCGGCGTTTGTTGTTGCTGGCACTTCTGATGAAATGCTGACTGAAGCATTTAAGAAGGTTGTTCGTAACGGTGAGATCAAACTCATCCGTAAACGCCTGCGTAAAAAACGTCTGACTGCGGCTCAAAAATCGGCGCTGAAAAAAGCGCGTCGAAAAGCCCAGACCGGCGCGGCAAAACTTGCCCGCAAAAAGTCAATGAAACTGCGCCGTAAGCGCCTTGGCTAAAGGAGGAGGCCGGAGAACTCCGGCCTTTAACTTGAATGGCACCTATTCCTTATGGGGTTTACAGCCAGGCTGACGGTGTATCGCCATATCTGAAAGTTACTTTAACGAACTCTCAGTACCAGGTTACCGGATATATCAGCCAGGGAGCGGCAATGAACATGGCCCAGAATTGGGAAGCGCCGTTTACCGGTATGTCCATGGGATCTGTTGCTGGTGCCTTCAGTGGTTTTGCGCAGGTTGGTACTGAAACAACGTCGGTTGCCCGTTGGAACAGCTTAATGGTTTGGGAAGGGGGAACACCGCCGACTTTCACGCTGCCAGTAACTTTCATCGCTTTGTTTGACCCATTCACGGAGGTTTCAGGAGCTATCGCCGCATTGTCAGCGATGATTAGCCCGGAACTTAAAGATGCCAGTATTGGTGGTCGAATCCCGGAGCGTGTGACGCTAAACATTGGTCGCCGGATCAACATCATTGATGTCGCTATCCAGGACATAAGTTTCGATCTCGATGCGCCCAGGGACAGCAATGGACATTTCCTGAAAAACACCGTCAACCTCCAGTTGACCGGTTCTTCGATATATAACAGCTCCGATATTGTTCGGGCGTTCCAGTAAAAGGATTTTATATGGGGCACAATAACACTAAGGGAAACCGTAAATTTATTAAGGGCCGCTATACTGCCAACGCGGCCAAAGGCGAACGACTGGTATCTTCTGAATTCCAGCTCACTTTTGCAGGCCATGAAGATATCAGCGTACTGGTTCGCACGTCGCAAATTCCTGAAATGACCCGCGAGGATGTGGAGGACTATGGTCCGAATGGTGTGAAGTTCAACCAGCACGGTCCAATTCGAAACTCTGGGGAAATCCAGGTCCAGTGCGTGGAGACTATCGAAGGCGATATTCTTCAGTTCATTAAAGATCGCATTGCGGCGAAGGACTATGTTGATATCACGATGGCTGCTACCCCTGAATCCAAATCTTCCGGGGTTAACGCTGTGACAAAAGCTGCTACAACAATTGAAATGTTGGACTGCAAAATCTACAGTGATGCAATCGACTTTAGTACCGAAGATGTGACTGCTGCTGTGCGCCCGTCACTTCGTATCGTCTACAACTGGATTGATTGGAATTAAGAGTCATCCCTTGTATTTTAAAGCTCCTTCGGGAGCTTTTTTATTTGGAGAGGAAAGGGTGCATTGAGGATACCTGACACACGAAGAGTGGCAGGGATCTCTCCCCGCCAGGTCTCTTACCTTTCAGATTCGTAGGCTGTGAAGACAGTGACCTCCGTCTGGCCGGTTCGGATTCGTACCTCGCAGAGGTCTTTCCTCGTTACCAGTGCCGTCACAATGACGGTTAAACAGATGACGATCAGAGCGATTAATATCGCTTTTTGCTGCTTCATAGCCTGCTTCTCCTTGACCTTTTGGTCGGTAAGAGGCTAATCTACGTATGCTAAGCATAGATATGGCCTCAGATTAATGTTAAGCGTCTTGCAGGACGCGTAATGTTATCTGGGGCTTTCTTCTATCTGCTTTTCGGGTAATGCCTGAAGCAGATAGCCTCAAGCACCCGCAACGATTGTATCAATGTCTGGCTTTTTTTCTATAGAAATCACCTGGAAGGGTGAATATCCACATCAGAAGAAATGTTGCAGCAAACATGATCCCTAATGGCCAGACCGCGCCAAAGAAAATCCATACTAAGATCTCCTCTGCTTGTTCTTTGCGGTCGATATCGACAAGCATTTTTCGGCTGATCATGTATACACAGAAGCCAATACAAACATATCCTGCAAAAGCGATCGCTAACTGTAAAAAATCAGATTGCATCTCCGACCTCAAACTGAAAACGCCAGGTGACTCCAGATTAGAGCAATCTATCACCCTCTGAATCCTGCCGGTATACCCCATTGTTCGTTATCTTTATTTTTGGCTAAAACCGCATTAAGAGCTTCGTTTACCGTCATGCAATGCGGCAGATTATCGAAGTTTGATATCCCGCCAATATCAGGAGAACGCTTGTCCTTCAGGTAAGCATATTTCCGCGCTGCCGCCTCTACTTTCTGCTTGAACTCATGTTTTTGAGCGCGTTTTTTGGATAACCGCAGATTGTCAGCCTTTGCTTTTGCCTCAGCGATCCATGAAGTCAATTTTTTGAGTCTGGTCGTTCCGGCACCGCCGGAAACTGATCTTTTTATTTTTTTAACTTGTGACTTCTTATTCTTTATTGCCACGTCATCCTGACAGGGGGAGGGGGTATCATTTTGACATGGGGGTGTGGATAAAAAATTAAATAAAGCCAATGTCTTAGCGAGAACAGCTTTAACCTTGGTTGCCGCTGAAGAGATCTTTAATTTGCTTTCAATCAGCGCATTTTTGGCTTGTTGTGCGAAGGCCAAAAAGGATGGTGTAAACCGGTACAGGTTAGCGCGACGTTCACGGTGATCGCCGATAACAATCTCTACAGACAGAATTCCTTTGTTTACAGCTTCACGGAATGCACGAACGACGGTTGATTGGCTATAACCAGTTTCTGCCGCGATCAGGCGGTGAGGCTTGTGAATGAAGTATTCACTAGTTGTTGCCGCGAGATTTGCACATTGCGACAGGATATGCCCGGCGCTACGGGATAGACCGGAGTGTGTTACAAAGCAGGCCAATTCATAGCCAGAAAAAGTAAAATCGCTCATCGTTATACAGCTCAGGAAAGTGACTTTAGCCAGCATTACAATGCTAGTGGTTCTTACTACGTCTGTTAGCGCGTTGCCGCGACAGGTACCAGCACACCAGCATCAAGCAATCGCTTCATCAGCCACTGCTGACCTTTGCCGGTTATACGAGTCGTGAAAGAAATCCTGCTTCCATTGCTTGTATCGATCACGGTTTCTTTAAGGGGGAAATACCCACGGGATATGTATTCTTGTTTGGGGACGTTCCTGCGTTCACCGGTTGCGATCAGAATTCCGTTATCACGCAACCAGGTGAAGAGATAGTTTTGGCCCAGGCCGAGCACTTTGGCATAGTTGCCGATTAGAACTCCGCTGGCGGTAGCAACGCGTTCGGCGAATTCGACTTTAGGTGCATCCATAAGCATTTTTTGCTCCAGCCGTTGCTTTTGCTCTGCCAGGTCGGCAGCCAAACGGAGAGCTTCAGGGAGACTCTGCGGAATAGCAGGTTGTAATCTTCCGGCTCGATAGTCGATAAATGTCTGGTTTACCTTCAGCCGAAACGCGGGAGAAATCCAGCCTGCGTACTCCACAGCGAGCAATTCATGGGCAAAAGTGCCGCCGCCACGGCCTTCGAAAGAAACTATGCAATTCTGCATAGTTTCTTTTTCAAGCTCTTCGATGAGCTGTTTGGCTGACAGCGTTCTTAGCCATTGAGCTGGCGCTTTATGGGCACCGAGTCCGCTCGCTCTGTGTAGAGCATTAAGGTTGTAACGGCCAGCGCGGTCGGTCGTAATTTCAACACCACAAATAACAGGCAGAGTGGTTGAAGGATCGACATTTTGATGAAGGTTTGATATATTCATATCCGCATTGAATGTTTGTTGCATTTTTTCTCCAAATTTGCATCAACCTTCAATCACCAGCTCGAAATGGTGATTCTTTGCACTTAGAAAACGAAATTTATTAGAGCAAATTTTTCTGGCCCGATCCAGATCGGGTTGGTCGATCTGCTCAGAAACCTGCCAGTTTGCTGGCAGGTTTTTTCTTTTGTTAACCTATTGCTACTGGTTTTAACAAACCAGCATCAAGTAGCTTGCGAGTTAACCACTGCTGGCCTTTACCCGTTAATTGGGGCGTCAGCCGTATCTGGTAGCCATTTTCATCATCCAGCACCACTTCTTTCACCGTGAAATATCCGGCGTTGATGTACTGCTGGCGCGGTACGTTTTTGCGCGCACCAAAAGCCATGAGAATGCCGTTCTGGCGCAACCATGAGAAAAGGGCGTTTTGCTTAAGTCCAACGACCTTTGCAAAGTTCCCGATCAGGATTCCATTAGCCGCTGATACCCGGTCGGCAAAATCGACTTTAGGGGCTGCGGCCACCAGCTGTTGTTCCAGCTGCAATTTCTGTTCTGCCAACTCGGCAGCCAGGCGTAGGGCTTCTGGTAATGTTTGGGGGATCGATGGGGTAGGGGAGTTTGCCTGCTGCAATTCTTCCAGTTTGTCGATCAGCGAACGGCGGACCGCTTTCGATTCGCGCGCGGCGACTCGCAGGGCTTGTTTGTAGGTCATGGTTATGACAACCATAGGCGTACCGCCACCTGGCGGCACGGTTGCACTTTTTGTGTAACCGTCCTCACCTTCTAATTCGTCGAGTATTTTTTCGATGAATTTGTTGTTCCGAACCTCTGGTTCCCCACATAACTTACGCGCTTCATTGACCATCTTTAACAGTGTCAGGCTGTCGATTGTGTCTCCGGTGGTGGGGATGACATTCACGGCTGGTGCTGGCGTTGCTGAAGCAACAGGTGCTGGTTTTTTAACATTCAAATTATTACTGGTCATTCTATGTGCCTCCTTTCTCATTTCTGCTGCCACCGTTGCGTAACGTAGACGTCCTTGTTCAATCAAATAATCCCTGATCTCGGCTATCAGTAGCCTGTTGATCACAGCCTTATCTGTTCGGGTATAAAAACGCCTGGTTATCATGAAATAGTTGGCAATTGCGCCGGGGATCTCCCGTGTCGGCATACAGGCAGTATGCAGGGCGATCGCTTCGGCTATGTCATTACGGGTGACGAGAGGTTTTTTCATAAACCCCCCTGAACGTTGGCAGAGAAGGGGAGGCTCCAGTAACTAAGTGAATTGCGCGAGTTAGTTGAAAAACGGGCAGTAAAAATGCAGGGGCCATCAGGCAATTGAGAGCGTGCTTCGTCTTCTGTTGCTGCGATAACGAAGTGATAGTGGTGTTTTTTACAGGAATAGAAACGCCAGATGAATTCTTGGCGTGCGCAAGGATTGGCATTAACCATAGTTACGGCCTCGTAAGTTGATAAACAACCTGCGACCCGCTGCTAAACAGGTGGCAGGACGTGACGGGGTTAGCAGACTGGCACTTACGAAACCAGCAGGCCGAAGCCTCCCCATCACGCCCCACCATAATTCGGGCGTAACGTGGTTTACGGACACAAAAATACCGCAATATCGGAAATCTGCGGTTGTCCGCGTAAGTATTCAGGCTGCTAAACCCGGTCGCAGAATTTGCTACGACGGCGGAACTATAAGCCTGAACGATTAAAAGGTCAATATGATGCGAAAAGATAGCATTCGCGACTTAAAAATACAAATTTATTAGAGCATTGCATGCTTAATAAAAACACAATTGGATCTAATAACCTCTTTTTTTTAAAGGCGAAAATATGTACCCTAAATGAGTTATAAGGCAGGTGAGGTTATAATGAGAAAACTATTACTACCGTTATTATTTATGGCTGGGACTGTTAATGCAGCATCAAGCGTAAAGGAGATTTGTACCGATTATACGAAATACCTTGGGCACGTTTACGGCTTTGCTGTCAGTCAAGACGAATCCATGCGCAAGAAGTTACTGTCAGATATGAAACGCCTTAAACTTTCTGAAGCGATGGTGCAGCAAGAACTGTATAAAGTCGCAACCAACGAAAATGCTAAATATCAATATTCTCGCCTGTTAAATCCCGACGCAAACGAGATCAATCGAAGCTCTTTCGATTATATGGTAAAGGCATGCGAAACCGCTCCTGATTTTGCTATTCCTAGCTGGGGTGTGCTGGTGGCGAGCAATGCCGTTAATAAAGAAGACGTTGGAAGAAATGGCATTGATTCAATCAGAAACTCACCGGGAATGCGCCATCAAAACGTTCAGGGTACGCTTGAAGAACGGGCCAGGGGGCCGGGTACAAACTCCCCAATGGGAAACCTCTCCCCGGAGGAATTGCAAGAGTATAACCAACGGATGGAGCAGTATGAGAAAGCTGCACGCGAAAAAATGGAACAACAAAAAAACGGATCTCTTAATACTTTCCAGCAAGGTTTAAAAGCGCTTAATTTACCCTATGAATGGTGAATATATGGTGGTTAACTAATTAAAATATTAATATCCAAAGGAGATAAATTAATGCGCATCAAACGATTTTTACTAGTTATTGCTTTGCTTACTCCGTTTTCATCAATGGCAAATGTAAGCAAATGGTCAACCGGCGAGACTCATGGTGTTCGTTCTTATGCTGTTTCCAGCAAAGATAATTATACGCTTACATTTGAGTGCGATGTTGGATTTAATAATACGGATCCCAATCAAGTAGGAACACGACTACTCACTCTCATGAAAACAGAACCTGGCGGTGAGTCATTTGATGCTAAAAAAGAACAAATAACGCTGAAAGTTGGTGATGATGAATATCCTATCAGTTCTATCGGTTCCTCTGTGGGTGATAGTTACTGGTATGGTTTTTGGTCAGATACCCCTGATATGGAAGTTAAAACATTCGATGCATACGTAGACGGAAAAAAAATCGCAACATTTACGCTACGTAAGGCCGCAGAGCTTTTCAACGCGGCACCTGAAGATGGCTGCCTGAAGCGCGCAAAATGACCTGTCACAAATGACTACTCGTAGAATCGGTTAACACACCAGATTCTACGAGGTTTCAATGACACCACGACAATTACTCGAAGACGTCAAATCCCGCTTCACACCTTTGATTGCGGATGAACCTGCCTTACTGGAATCCCTGCTAAGAAAAGCATTGGGAACCTACCAGGATAGGGCGGGGCACATCAAGCGGATACGCATCACCGATCAGGCCAGTAAATCACTTGCTTGCCCAGTTGATTTTCTTGCGCTCGTATCGGTTACAGATCACACCGGCGATCTTGTCTACTCCGATGTTTACGATGGGAATATCGAGCTTGAAGATACCCATCGAGCGGTATACCCGCTGAATGTGTCATATCTGGCTAATTTGCGTGATATGGATTTGGATAATGGGGATGTGCCACCTGAAATCATTGGGTTACTTTCTGACTATCTGGAAGTGCTAATCGCGATACCTAACACTGATCGCCTGCGAAGAATATCTATCGCGGGGAAACTCGATGCCAGTAATTTATCCGACGAGAACACGCTGTATCAGCGAAAGCTGGATCTGGAAGAGAAAATGAGCGCAACAAGGGCAATTATCCCGGGAATTGTTCTTTTCTCATCCATGTTGAAGTGAGGGGGCTGATATGGGGCTTAATGTTGCTTCAGTAAAGTCTTATGTATCTTCGGCATTAACGACGACATTATTTGGCTCCGGCGTTGGTGAGCGGGAAGTTGGTAAGCTGACGTCAATCATCATGAACAAAATGCTGTTCGCGCAAGGATGGCAGTTCTCTGTCGAAGTTGATGGTCTGGAGGGGGCAGACTTCTTTGCTAAAGACATTACCTACCACGATTACAGCATCGAATATGAAACGATTAAAATCGGCGGAGGGAATATCCTTCAGCCAACGGAGCGTTCGCCTGGGCAGATAACAATGATGGTCAGGGATACCGTTGATGGCCTCGTTTTGGACTGGTTTAAGACGGCAAAAGGTCGGGTGATCAATCCGGACGGTACCGGGAATATACCGTCTAAATATTTGCTCAATGTGCGTATTTATCGGTTGCTGTCCTCCGGTTTAACCAAACTGGAAAATGAGATGACGGTATTCCCGGTCACTACCGGCGATGTCACCTATGCGCGGGATCAGGTTACGGAATTTAAGTCATTCCCAATGACCTTCGCATTGCACAGCACGTTTAACCAATCCTCAAGTTCTTTAGCTTCCCTTCTGGGCTTTAGTTTTTCTCTTTGAATTAAGGAGCAAGGATGCTTTTACCTCTTTTCCCGCTACCATCGCGGCCAACTGAATTGATCCAGTTCCGTCAGCCAAATATTGCTGATGCGATGCGTTTCAACTCGATAACACCGGAGGAACAAGAACAACAGACAACGGCGTATTTAAAAGCCTTGCTGGCTGAACCCGCGAAATATGATCCCCTGACATGGACGGCGCAGGACCGGATTACCGCGTTATGGTGGATATTTACTGGCTCCCGTGAAACACCGGTCGAGACATTCACCTACACCTGTAAACATTGCGGTAAAGAGCATTATTACGATTGCGATATGAATGCTCTGGCTGAAGATATCCAGGTCCTGGAAGTGGAACCGTTCATTGACGATATTGAGGTGTCTGTAGAGGGCGTGCCTTATCAATGGCGTATCGTGCCGCTTGATGGTTGGGCAATGGAAATGCTGGAGATGCGCCGTGCAGCATTGCCACCTGAAGACGACGCGGAATTCAAAGAAGCGATCGTTGATTTGCGTTTTTGGGAATTCGCTTATCAGTGTGAACTTTATAACGATGTTAGCGGTACTCGTGAAGAGCAGGCTGAGCGTCGTTATGAAACGATCAAACGGATGGCCATTGATACTGAATTTATGAAGCTGGCGGCACACATCCGGCTGGCTCATGAAAAGCTCGAACATGGTTTACCGTGCTACATCGATAAAGGCGAAATGCGTCTTCGTCTCCCGCCGCACAAATGCCCAAACCAGGATACAAAGGAGTCCACAGAGGGTGCGTATACCCGTCTGTGGGTGCCCTTTCGGGCTACCGACTTCATTCCACAGGTGGGGATTGAAAAGCTATCAGACCTTAGTGTCCAACCTGGTTTTGTATGGGGGTATACCGATTCAGGACGCTGAAAGGCTCACTGAATCCTATGCGTTTTTCCTGTTGGAGAAACTGGAAGAAAAACTTAAACCGAAGCGGTAGGCGATAAGATCATGGAAAGAAAAAACGCCAACATTGACGATGTGATAAGGACGGTTGAAACCGCCAGCGCAAAAGAGCTGGAAGAGCTTGCAGGTATTCGGGAAGCCGTTGAAGATTTGAAAGGTGGGCGAGTTGCTACAGTTGATCCTGTCTCTCGCAGTGTGTCGGCATTAAATCGCACAATCGAAAATTCACGTCCTGACTTTGTGACCAATGCGCCATCAGTGGACCCTATTGTTGACGCAATAAAACGGCTTAATTTAGGGGACGTTTCTCGTGTAGTTCAGGAGGATGTTGCTCTACAGGAACCGCAGGCCAAATCAACTACGCGAAAGGGTAAAAAACGACGCAAGAAGGCTATAACAGAAGATGTAAAGGCGCAACGGACCGAAGCAGCCGAACACGCTCGCGAAATGTTCGGTCAAAAAGGCGGTGCGCAAAAAAGCCAAAACCAACGCGATGCGCGTGGTCGTTTTATTGGAAAGTCAGGGAGTAAGGCCGCAGCGGAAGATGCCCGTGCTGAACGTGCTGAAAAGGCCAGGCGCAAAGAGGATGATGAGCGTCTAAATGCTGAATCAGGTTTATTAAAAAAACTGTCAAAAGTAGCTGAAGGCATAGGTAACCCTTCAGAGACTCGTGCCGTCGATGCGTTAGGTTATGCCGTTGCTGGTCCATTGTGGGCAGCAGGGAAGGAGCTTGGCGGGATATCAAAAGAAGTTGGTGGATCGCTTAATGGTGCCAGAAAGTCTATTGCCGATGTGATTCGTGGCAATGACGATAACAGCCGTAGAAAAGGTTTTTTTAGGCGTAAATCGCAAAATAGTGCCGATGTCGTTCAGGTTAACACCCAAAAACGGACGGTTCAGGAACTTCAGGAGCAGACCAGCGAAATTAAAGAGGGCAATGACAAGATTCTCCGCGCCCTTGATCAGATAGCCAAAAACACCGGGAAAAAGAAGGGCGGCTTGCTGTCCAAACTATTTAGCCTGTTAGGGAAGGGGGCCGGTGGCGTCGCGTCGTTGTTAATGGGGCGTGGCATGCTGAAAAAAGCTGGAGCACTCGCTTTTGGCGCTCTGGGGGCAAAGAAACTTGTAGGAATGCTACGCGGTGGTGGCAAGAAGACTCTCGCCCATGAAGGCGGAGATTTGGCTGCCCGGGCAGCAGGTAAACTTGGATTAAAGGCAGTTGGTAAAGGGGCGTTACGCGCAATTCCCCTAGTCGGCACAGTGGCTGGAGGTATTTATGATGCGGTAACCGGTTGGAATGATACAGAAGCGCAACGTCGAGCGTTTGGGCTTAAATCAGGACAAGATCCATCATTCCAGCAAAAAGCCGCTTATACGTTAGCTAATGTTCTTGATATGGGGGGACTGGTATCTGGTATTAGCAGCGCCATTGGTGAGGTTCTCAAATCACTTGGATTTGAGGATATCGGCAATATGTTGCAATCATTTTCGACGGAAAGTATTGCCCAGGCCATTGATAGTGGGATTACCAACTTAGAAACATATATTTCTAACCTTGGCGACACCATTTCTACCAAGTTCGATGATTACACAGCAAAGATTGGTGATGCTGTTTCAGCATGGTTTAGCGATACATCTAATAAGCTGCTTGAAAAGCTGGATGCCATCAAAGACTTCTTTACTGTCGATAACCTGAAACAGGTTTTCAGTGATGCAATTGATAGTGCAATTGATTTCATTAAGAACCCAGGGAAACATATTAAAGAGGCGGCTGGTAATATTTGGGATGGGGTTAAAAATTTCCCCGGTAAAGCATTAGATGCAGCGGTTGATGCCGTTAAAAATACCCCTGCGGCAATGATTGTATCAAAAATACCCAATCCGATCGGCGAGGCTAATGCGAAAGAAATCACTCCAGAGTTAAAAGCTCCGGTTAATAGCCACCAGGAGACATCTGATTCTAAAACTGAATCCGATGCCAAACAGACTAATATTGTTACCCGCGTGATAAATGCGGCACTGGACACGGCGAAAGATAGCAATAAAACAGTTAAAGAAACTGCTAATCAGATTATCAATGCAAATGCCGTAGAAACGGGCAATAGCGCGTTGCAGAAAATTGATAAAGCTATTGGTCAAAATAGCTCGTCATCATCGTCGCTTAATACCACTGGCACCAGGAATGACATTCAGAAAGCTGCGGATACCTACAACAATGGCAACTTGGATGTAAAAGTCGGAAGTCTTGGCGCTGAAGGTAAGGCAAATCTCGATAAGTTGGCTCCGTATTTTGCCGAACTAGAGAATAAATACGGTCTTCCAGAAGGCACTCTTTACGCGATTGCTGCAACTGAATCTGGTGGTAATCCGTATGCAAAATCCCAAACCGGTGCTCTGGGGATGTTTCAGTTCACGGGGATTGCTCGTGAAGAGACTGGCTTAGCTGAAGGTGAATCGTTTGATCCTGTGAAATCGGCAGAAGCTGCGGCTCTTCTCATGAGCAAATATCTGAAGCAAGCCAATGGAGACTTAAACGAGGCCATCACTGCATATAATGCTGGGTTTGGCACTATCAATAAGTGGAAAAAAGGCACAGGTGACTTATCGAAAGAAAACCGTGAGTACGCGATCAAGGTCAATACTCATCGTGCTCGCTATTTAGGTGGTGAAATCTATACACCTGGAGCAGGAGCACAGGGTGGGGCGCAATATGGAGTGAGGGGACCACTGCCTGATAACGCTGTTATCGATCAGTCTACTGGCCTGGCGTTTACCCCTGGTGATAGCCCGTTTGAGAAAGGCGGTCTGGTAGACAAAATTGGCAATGCTGTTGGCGTTAACGATCTGGTCAACAAATTCATGAATGGCCGGGGTATGCGTCGGGAAGTCGTTCAGGGAACGCTCGAAGAACGTGCACGAGGGAAGGGGACCGCAACAGCAGCTGGCAATGTGTATGTTGATACTCCGATGCCAGTTGAAGAGGCGCGTCCTGTGGCCAGCAACTCAAGTTACTTTGACCAACTCGGCGCACAAATGGGGATTGATGGACTATTTGATAAACTCCGCAACTCGCCGGGGATGCGGAAAAATAATGCGCCTGAACCAGCCTCCACGTCCCAGGTGACGACTGCCGCCAACGATTTGCAGCAACCAACCGGTCGTATGCAGATAGACGGACAGGTTATTAGTGACCTTGGCGGCTCCGGTGCCAAGCCGACAATGCAGTTGGCTGATAATACCGTTTCACTTGATGGTGAAACGAAGCGGCTGTTTGCGCAGATGACCTCATTGCTTGCCAGGATTGAAGAGCACACTAAAGACTCGGCGAAAGGCCAGGGAACTGTCGTAAAGGTCAGCACGCCTCAACCGGGCGTTATGCGCACGGTGCCACTGTCAATTGATGATCCGTTGATGAATGACTACGCGAGAGTTGATTGATGGCCAACAATAACGAAATTGATCCTTTGCTGACGCTGGAGTTATCCGGCGTAAAAACGTATGAGTCCCAGGAGGAGGCCTGGGGCGCTCGTTTATATGAGTGGCTAAACACTTATCAGGGTGAGGTATACGGAGATCCGTCATGGGGCAATGTTTTACCGCAGTTTAAACACGAACCGACCAACTTGTCGCATGTTCAAATTGCGGTTGAGGCAATGCTTTTGCAAAAACTGACGGTAGATTTACCCGACATACCGATTTCTGGCTTGTCAGTAGCCGAGGGAGATGCTTTTGATAAGTTGAAAATATCCATTCGTATCAGGGATATAACTATCACACAGGACGTGGTGCTATGAGTAAAACAACACCTACTAAAGACAGTATTCGTGCAGAGTTTGAAGAGCTTGTCGAGAAAGATTCATTCTGGTCGAAGTTTGTCGGCTCTCAATTTGTCTCGATGCTGACATTGTTTATTACCCAGATTGTCTACAGGTGCTTTCAGTATGCCGATGCGGCGCTGGCTGAAGGCTTTATATCGACCGCGACGCGGCGTTCTTCTATCCTGGCAGCGGCAGAAACGAATAGTTACGTTGGTACCAAGCCAACACCGTCATCGGGGATGATTGAGATCACCGCCACAAGTGAAGATGCCCCAGCGGTAATCCCCAAAAACATGCCTTTAATATCTGACGACCAGTATCCTTACATGACTATGGATGTATGCAGGTTGGTTGACGGCACCGGTACGGTAGAAGTGGCACAGTTGGAAATCCAGGAGGTGACATATACCGTTACGGCAGCCAAAGAATTTCTGGAAGTCGTGTTATCAAAGGCTCTCACTGCTGTCTGCTATAAGCTGGAAGTATTCGTGACGACCGATGGTAAGACCACGCAGTGGTCTTCCAGCACTATGTTCCGGTTAGCCGGTAGTAAAAGCCAGGTCTACGTTGAGTTTTATAAACCATCCGAGCAGTTGGGGGTTCGATTCGGTGATGGGCTAATTGGGCAAATACCGCCAGAAGGCTCGACCATTACGCTTAAGGTATGGTGCACCAACGGCGATATAACCCTGGTTGCTGGCCAAAACCTGACGCCTGTCGATTCTGCGGCTAATTTAGCTAATTTGATTTCAGTTAAGACAACGACACCTATAACCGCAGGTACCGATGCCGAAACAACGGAGATCACACGTAACCGTGCACAATATTACCTTGCCTATGATGATCAGGTCGTATGGGGCGGGGACTATACGTATTTTCTGGTGCGTAACATCCCGGGACTGTCCTGGGTAAAGGCATGGGGCGAAGGCCAGCAAGAGAAATTAGATGGTGCTTATAATGTTCGGAATATCAATAAGATATTTATTTCAGGATGGCATCCAAACAAAAGCCAGTCAGAGCTTGAAGAAATGATCCTGGCTGCCTTTAAGAAGGTGCCGAATGAGTTGAACAAGAAATTCTCGTATAAAGAGGTCAGAAAACTCCCCTTTAAGATCACCATCACTGGGCGGATATCGGCAAGCCTGACCATTGAGAACGTGACTGATGAGCTGAAGTCGGCACTGGAAACAAAATTTGGGCGTGACTCAACTTTCTTTGATCCGAACCGTGTCGGCAAGTACATCCTAATCAAGAAAAAAGACGTTTGGGCATTTATCGAAACGCTGGGTTATTTCCGCGACTTTTATCTGGAATTTGTCGAGTGGAATGAGTCCAACGGCTTTTACGATTTCGTTTATCTGGATACAGAAAACTCCACCTTTAATATTTCGTATGAGGAGGAGTGATGCAGCGTTCCTGGTTTAATAACCGGCTTACATCAGCTAAGCAAAAGTCATTACTTTATAAATCATTGGCTGATTTGGTTCAGTCAATGATGGACACCTTTGTTGACCCATGGTTGGAGCGAATTACCAACCGGAAGTCTATTTTCTCCATGAGCAAGGAGGATCTGGAGACTAGGACAAATGAACTTGGCCAGTTTTTTACTATCAGAACGTCGAATTCATCTTCCGTTCCGATGTTGTTACAACAGCGGTTTGATGAGATCCATTTTAAGGGTACTGAACGCCCTATAAACCAGACAATTTATCGCGAATTTAACGGTATATCGGTTTTATGGGATCCCATATATGCTCCGGTGGACTTTGAACGTCATCCCTATGGCACGGTCCTGATTCCAGAAAGCACACTGGAAACCACCGGCGGCACATTCGGCGAGATGTTTCTGACTTCCAGAGGAATGATCAGTATTCCCATAAACGACCTGGCCCGGACAATGGGTATTACTGGAACGATAGATCAGTCCGCAATTACAGAAGAAATTCTCAGAAAGTTTAATCAGTTCGTAAAGCCTCTACTGCCACTGCATATAGTGTTTGATGGGCTTACGCTCTATTTGTCGGTTGTTGTAAATGAACAGGCCGACATGATCACTTTGAATGAGATTTCTGATACCGAAAAAGCATTCTGCTGGTTTGAAACTTCGGATACAACTTCGCTTACTGAAGTTACGTCGATTAACGCCCCGATCACTGCAACGCCGGGCGGCACTATTGTGAAAGCAACGCCTACGTTTGATCGCACCCGCGCAGATGATTTGCTGTTGGATAGCGATGCGTGACAATCACCCCGTCCGCAGGGCGGGGTGACAAGTTACTTATCTTACAATGAGGCTTCACAACATTGATTAGGGAAAATCATGTCTGACGTCTCAACAAACCTCTATAAGAGTCAGTTGTTGGACTATTACTATCAGCGGCGCGCTGAATCGTCCATTAACAAAGGCTCTCGATTTTTAATCAGCAAGGCCGTTTTCGGTACCAGTTCACTGGTTACTAAGAAAGGAGATGGCACTTATGAGATTGGAGAACTGCCAAAGGCTTTCGATCTGGCAGAACTGACCAGTCAATTTTGCACCATCAACCTCGTCCCAACCTACTCAGGCGGGATAATTACTGTCCGAATGGACCTTGATCAAAGTCAGTTGCAGGAAGGGAAAAACTACCCATTCAACACTCTGGTTGTTCTGGATAACGAGAATAAGCCAATCGCCATTATTTGTGTCCAGGAAGACTCGCTGTATGTGGGCAAAACATATACCGCAGTTATGGCCATAAACTCGACTACAGCATAAGGATATGCTTGATGAATGACGTTACAGTTGTTACATCGGTTACTTACCCATCACCCGAGTCGTTGGCTCTGGTGGCTGATGTGCAATACCACGAACCATATCTGTCAGCCGCTCTAAACCGAAAATTCAGGGGAATTGTTGACCCGGGATTTTATGCTGGTTTCTTGCCTAAGCCTGGCGGTGGGATGAACCTGTTAATCACCTCAGTGGATGGAGATAAAACCGCTGGCGCGGCGTCAGTGGATATTGGTGAATTCTACCAGGTAACTATTCAGCATCGTAAGGATATCTCTCTTGCACTTAACGCAGGCAAGAAATATGCAATTGTGCTGAAGGGAAGATACCTTCTTGGAGAAGATACCTATCAGGTTAATACCGCGTCACATATTCATGCAGCTGAATTTGTTGCCAGAACCTATACCGATTCATATCAGTTAGGTGATGGGGAACTGCTGGTTTGTACGGTGAATATCCCTGCTGGCGTATCTACCATTACTCAAGAGATGATTGATACATCCGAGCGTATCAACCGCACGATCGGCATTGATATTTCAGACTCTGTAACCAGTACCAGAAGTGATGTTGCTGCGAGTTCGCTGGCAGTTAAAAAAGCCTACGATCTGGCGAAAAGCAAGTATACGGCGCAGGATGCAAGCACAACGCAAAAGGGATTAGTTCAGCTCAGTAGTGCCACTAACAGCACGTCTGAAGTGCTGGCCGCCACACCGAAAGCTGTCAAGGCTGCATATGATTTGGCTAACGGGAAGTATACAGCCCAGGATGCAACCACGACACAAAAAGGGATAGTTCAGCTCAGTAGCGACACCAACAGCACTTCTGAAACATTAGCTGCAACTCCAAAAGCGGTTAAAGCTGCATACGATCTAGCAGCCGGAAAGGCACCATCCAGTCATACACATCCCTGGAATCAGATCACTGGTGTGCCAACAGCTTCATTGACAGCGAAAGGCATCACTCAGCTCAGTAGTGCCACTAACAGCACGTCTGAAGTGCTGGCCGCCACACCGAAAGCTGTCAAGGCTGCATATGATTTGGCTAATGGAAAGCAAGCGGCAGACGCTACGCTCACTGCTCTAGCGGCACTAGCTACAGCAGCAGATAAACTCCCTTATTTCACAGGTGTTGATCGTGCCGCGTTAACTGCATTGACAAGTGTTGGACGCGCCATTCTTGGTAAGACCAGTATTCAGAGCGTTCTTGATTACCTTGGTTT